TTTACTGTCCGTGGAGTTACAAAAAGATTTATGGCTCTTGCTTCATCAAAAGTTGCCGAAGCAGTAGCAGTTGGTGCAAATTGCATCATGTCAATGTTGTAGGAGTTTTGCGTTGTAAACACAATCCTGATACCTGCATAGGCTGCTGTAGCAGGTGATGTAGCGGTTTGAGACTTTCTTTGATAAACGCCTGTAGTTCCAAGTTCAGTTCCTGAAACAGATGTGCTAATTTGTACTCCAAGATAGTCATACCAATAAATGTATGCCGTCAATGTTCCATTTGAATCTGATGCACCATAAAAAGCAAAGTTATAAGAAGTGCTTGGCTGCACAGGTATTCCTTTTGTAACAGGAATGTCTCTACCTAAACTTATAGTAGAGGTATTAGAAACAGACCCTGTTGCTGCTACTTTGGTTACGTTTACATCTGTATTTGCGTAAGTAAAAGTTGTAGTTGTTGGGACTGATGCAACAGTAAAGTTACCGTTAAATGTAGAATCAACTCCAGTAATAGCAATGGAATCTCCCACGTCTAATCCATGAGCAGCACTCATAGTAAGAGTTGCTACGTTTGTAGTTCTTGCTTTAAAGGTTACTGTTGAGGTTGAGGTAACAAATCGCCCAGAATAATTAGCGTCAACCGCATTAGTTCCACTAGGACCTACCTTATTACTTACCGATGTTAGAGTTCCGTTTGTTTTGGTCCAACGTCCAATAGATTTATAGAAAGAAGAGTCTTGAGTATCTAACATTAAGTTTGGAGAAATTGTTAAAGTTGGTGACCACGTTGTTAGAGATTCGGTATACCCCTTAATACCTAATTCAGTTCCTTTATTTTTGTAAAGATATGATGCTTCACGTATCAACTTTTTTCGGTTTTTGTAAGGCAATCCGTTTTCTGGTCCAAGACCAAGTTGGTCTGCATACAGATTAATTAGTTGTGGTGGAGTTGTTTTTTTGCCGTAAGAAGGGGCTAACAATTCTGAATAAGTCAATAACTGGTCGTAAGTAAAGGAAAAAGGTTGAAGAAAATTGTACAAGTCACTGTATGGGTCTGAAATACCTGTTGGACTTTGTTCTGGGCTTGTATAAACTTTTGGTAAAAGACTAAACAAAGTTTTTTGAGTTCCTTTGTTTTCAGGCATTAAACAGTAAGCACGTCCAGAAAGAGACCAAGTATTTGAAGAGGTGAACAACCAAATAGCGTAATAAATAAATTGTCCAGCAGCAATTGGCAAATTATTATCAGAACTGCTATCAATAAAATTGTCTACACCGTCAGTAAAAGTATTTCTGGCAACATTTCCAGATAAATTTGTAGTAGAGGCTTGTTCATAAAGGATTACGCCATCTTGCTCTGATTCAGGAAAATTATCATTATTTCTAACTAACCTAAATTTATAAAAAGTTCCTTGAGGAGGAGTCCATTGAATGGCTACTTGACCATAGTCTAAAGCAACGGCAGACATAGGTTCTGCTGAGAGAACCAACCGTGGAGTTTGACCGTAATATGCTCCACGGTAAATAGCACCTGTGTATTTTGCCAATTAAGGAACCTACGCAGTCATTTGAATGGCGACGTAATTCAACTTCAAAGGATAGTTGTTGCCTACTTGCCCATCTGTAATTGGAGTGTCCATTTCAACTTCGTAAGTAAACTGTGAAGTAGAGGTTGATTTAACTATTCCAAAACCATTTTTTCCTGTTGTTGGATATGTAATGCTAAGAAAAACTATAGGTACAAGGTTAAATCGACCAATATCAAAGGCTTTAGTTCCAATAATCAAAGAGTCACCATTAGTAGTTGTTGTTAGGTTTACTTGACCCACTTCAATAGCGTAAGGAACCTGTGAAGGACGAATTATTTGACCGTTAAACGTTGCTCCACTAGTAAAAGTATTGGCAGCATTTAAACGGGCATAGTTAGTTAAATCGGGATAAGCAATGGAAAGGGCTTCCCATTCCGTACCACTCCATACACGTAATTCTCTATAATTAGGCATTGTTACTCGCTAACTGGTGGTGTGAAGTTTGTGCCGTCCCATTTCCAACCAAGTTGTGGGTTGTTTTCTGCTTTACGGTTAAACTCAACAACAGTTGGGTTGCTAAGAAACACAGCAGCATGACGCTCATCTGTGCCCATAACAATCACAACTTCGCCGTCTAGTACAAAGGCTAGGCTTTTTGTCATGTTAGAGGGTTCTTCACGTAAAACTTGTTTAGTTACTGGTTCACTCATTTGATTCTCCTTCGGTAGATACTGTAACAGGTCCCCACTTACCTATGGGGCATGAAGCATGTGGCAATTTAGCCTTTTCAGTCATAAAACAACCGCATTTTTTACAAGTCTTTGTGGCTTGAATAAGAAATGGGCAGTTCAAACAATGATTAGTATAGCGATACTCAAAAGTCTCTTCGTCTACTCTTCCAATTTTAGGGTTGAGTAAATCCCAAGGACGAACTGAATCACCAGCATTTTTCTCTTTCCAAATATCCCACGGTCTTTTTTCCATTTTATTGTCCTAACGGTTTAACAAATAGTGAGCCTATTGTACGACCATCTTCAAAGTTACTTGAACGAGATACAACTCCGTAGCCAGTTCCAGTCTCTAAAAAGGCAGTAGTTGAATAGGTGCCAATTTGATTGGTGTAAAGGCTATCAGTAAAAGCCTTAACAGTTAAAGTATTATTAAGTGCAGAAACCTTTACTGCAGACCATCTTTCTGGAACAGAAACATCTGCCACAACAGAAAACACTCCGTTTTCCATTTTTACAACCTGTAAGTAGTAGTAGTTTGTGTAGGTAGTGCCTGTTGCTGTTTGGTCACAAACTGTATAAGAACCCGCTTGGCAACAATCGTATTGTGGAACATTTGTAAACCCATCTGGTTCACAACTAGTCTCTGAACCAACAGGCCCATACAGTTCTCCGCCAGGACAGACTTCAACGTAAGTTTCAACTAATCCGTATACATCAGGTTCACAAACTGTTGAAGATGTCGCTGGGTCACAAATTCGTGTCGGTGCTGGATTACAAACCCGCATTGGAGCAGAAAAAGGAACATAAACCCAAGTACAGTTTTGACGGTACTCTGTGTAACACGCACCTGGAACAACTACGGTTCTACATGCTCCTGGAGAAATTAAAACATATTCATCGTAATAATAAAGTTCATATCCACCAGGGCAATAATAATCGTAAATTGGTACAGTAGTTTGGGTATTAGGATAGTCACATCGTAGAGTGTAACCATTTGGAGTAGTACAAGCAGCAATGCAATAACTTTGTTGATGAGAGGCTACACAGTAAGAGTAAGTTTGAGCAGTTTGATTATAATAAGGAACAACACCCCACCAGTTATTTGCATCTGTTACACGAATAGCAACTCCTGTTCCTGGAGTAAGTTCGTTGGCTTCAAGGTCAAAATCTAAAAAACCAGCATCAATAGAGGCTAAAGGGTAATCTGATTTAGAACCTGTTGTTCTAGCATTGTTAGAGTTAATTTGCCATTGGCTTCTTAGGTTAGTCCACGCTTGACCAGATTCAGCAACTCCAAGAGTACTAACTGTATCTGTTCTATTAAATGTGTCTTCTAATTTTTCAGCCCAAAATTGTTTCCACTCACCGTTAACTTTTATGTAGCCAAACTTAGCCTTCTTCCAACCGCCATTTACTTTTGCAAATAGCCCAGAAGCAGACTTAAAGTTTCCAGATACCTTAGAACCAATAGCCATTAAAGGTCGTCCTAAGCCGTGTACTTAATCCAGATGTCTCCGTTATTACCACCAGTTGGGTCAACAGTAGAGACCGTGATGTTACGAAGTCGTGAAGTAAGTGCTTGGTCTCCTGTAAGAGTTCCTCCAGTAATTTGCAGTGTTGTGTCGGCAGCAAGAACAGCAGGTGTTGAATCTGAGTCAACCCAAAGTGTTCCTATTGGAAGACCTAAAGCAGCAGCATCTGGTTGAGTTGTTTGCATCAAGATTGGTTTAATTTCTTGGTTGTTTATAAACAATTTTCCAGCAGCGTCTATTTTAGTAAGCACAGTTCCTGCAGAGTTTTTAAAACGAAGAAGGTCTGCGGTTTGACTTGTAAATCCTTGAATGTTTAAACCCACAACGGTTGAATTAGAAGATTGAATTGTGTCGCCACCAGTAAACTTTAAATACTGAGTATGCACATCAGCGTTAATGCCGTATTCCAAGTTTTGAACACGGGCTGCTAAAGTAGACCAAGTTGTGGTGCCTGTTGTAAAGGTACCTACTCCTGCACCATATCCAGCGGAAACATGGGGCATTGTGCCAATGTAAGACTCGACTGATTGAACTTCATCTTGCAGAGTATTTATGTGCTCTGCAACCACTACCTGAGTAAAGTCAACCTTTGGGTCAAAGGGTTTTACGCTACTGGGATATACGGCTGGCATGTTGTCTCCTAAATGTCTCGGTCTATTTTGTCGTTAAATGAGGTATAAAACTGGCTTAACTATCAACCACTAGTGCTGTGAGTGTGGCCTGAAGTGGTTCTAGTACCTAAAGTGGTCTTAACGGCTGCCAAATTAGTCTCTAAGGTTTTTACCTTATTTGCTAAAGCAACTATGGTGGCTACTAGGTCCACTTCTGTAGTTCCGTTGGTGGTTCGTTCGGTAATAATATGAGCCTCAAGACCCGATAAAGAAACAGAGTCTTTTAGGGGTTTGATGTTAAGTCTTTTGTCTTGTTTAGGTTTTCCAAAAGTTCCCGTCCATATTGGGTAAGAAGAATCTCCACCCTCAAACATAACCCAAACACCATCACCAATTTCAGGTACTTGTACTTTAGAAAAACTATTTTCTTGAGGCCAAGCCCAGTCAGAGATAAAGTCTCCAGTTAATTGAGGAACCTTAAGAGTTATTCGACGATGACCTTGTGGGTCTTTATTATCAACAACCAAGCCTCTGTAAACTCCGTAATATAAATCTTGACTCATAGTGCCTCTAGGATTAGTGAGCCTTCGGCAAATGACAAGATTTCATTATTTGCTGCTGATATTTCTACAATACTTGGAGTTCCTCCAGTTTTATACAGGAACTGTACTTTACCTTTTGTTATTCCAGGGACTGTTTGCAATACAAATTCAATATCTTGTGCTGTGACTATTGAACCAAAATCTTGATAGAAATACGAGAAGTTATTAATAACTGAAGTTTTAATATTGACTTCAGCATCTGCAGTCGTATAAGCAGGGTCTAACTTGTACTGAATGTTTAGGGTTACTGGAACATACGTTGGAATTGTGTAAGTTACGGTTGTTCCTGCTAATACTTTGTCTGCTAAATATGCTTTAACCGTATCTTTTAAAGCAGTCCACTCAATAGTTTCACCATAAGGAGCGGTTGTCTCTAAACCAGGAGTTGCATCTGCATCCCCACTGTCACGTCTTGGAGCAAGATAAAGAGTGATTGATGTGTACCCAGTCGATACAGCCTTTGCTTTTCCACAGTTGTCTACAGACAAAGCCAAGTTTTCAAAGTCTTCTAATGTAACTGCTCTATTTTGTGCTCGTAAAAATAACGGAGCATTAGCACGAATTGAAGAACTACTCTCTGGGTCTTGACCACCAACTCCTGTAACTGTGTTGGTTACAGAGACGTTACCACTTAATGCAGCAGTTTGATTAGAGGTAAGTCCTGGAATGTAGGAGATTGAATCTATAAGGGAAGTTGCAATGTTTCCTATAGTTCCTCCACCAACAATATACTTTGCACGAATAATTGCTTGTAAAGTAGGAATAGAACCAGATATGCCATCACCAAATATGACAGAAACAACGTTATCTTTATCAATAATTACAGAATATACAGAATCAGCAGGACCATAATCTAATAAATGCTTTACTTGCGTCCACTTTTTATAAGAATTACCGCTCTGTACGTAAACTTCTACACTGTTTGAAACAACAGGGTCATCGTAAATAGTAAATCTTTGTTCTGAAGAACCATCAGAAGTTCCAATAATTGCGCCATAAACTGAAGAAGACTCAACGGTATTAACAGCACCCTCATAAGCAGCAACTGTTGCCTGTCCAGCAACACCACCTGCGTACGCAGGTACGCTTACTGATGTGTAGGTTGTAAATGTTACTGTTTTTACAGCAGTTCCAATTGTTACATCTGCAGTAACTCTTACTCCCGCAGGTAATTCAACAGCAGCATTTGAGTTATTTGTAAAAGTTATTGTTAAATCTGCATTGGAATAGCCCGTTGGAGAATAGCCGTAAACTTCTGCTAAAGCCAGGATAGAACTTCTTTGAGTTGCTGTTGCTAAGAATCCTTCATTAGCAATTCGGTCAATATAGTAACTTGCCATATCTCCCATGTAAGCAAATGCTTCAACTAATGCAAGACCAAAGTCTGAACCGTCTGCACCATTCCATTCAGGTACAACTCTTTGAACACGAGCAATCAACTCTTGTTTTAGAGCATAGTAATCTCGGCTTGTGTAATCAACTGACGGTGGGGTTTCATTTATAGCCATTATAGGTTCT